AAGTAAGTAACGCATAAAGTAGTTGATTTCCTCAGGCGACCGCTATATAATGAATATATGTTAACTCAGAAAGGTGAATGAAATGGCTCATGAACTTGAAATCGCTGAAGACGGCTCTGCATCGATGGCTTATGTAGGACAAACGCCCTGGCATGGGCTCGGTAAGCGCGTACCTGCTGATGTTTCCCCGCAACAAATGCTTAAAGCAGCCAATCTCGACTGGTCCGTTGAGAAGGCCCCGATGTTCTATAACGGAGACTCGGGTCCGGTGCTGACCAAGTCGCGGGCTCTTATTCGCTCGTCGGATAAGAAGCTGCTGACGGTTATTAACGATTCCTGGAACCCGGTTCAGAATGAAGAAGCGTTTGATTTCTTCAATGACTTTGTGGCTACCGGGGACATGGAGATGCATACCGCCGGCTCTCTTCGCGATGGTAAGATGGTATGGGCTCTAGCGCAGATCAAAGAGTCATTTGAGATCTTCGGCGGAGATAAAGTTGAGGGTTTCTTACTCTTCTCAAACCCTCACGAGTTCGGTCGTTCTATCGACATTCGTTTTACCCCCATACGTGTAGTTTGTAACAATACCCATACTATGGCATTAAACGGAACAGCTAAATATGCGGTCAAGGTAAACCACCGGGCTAAGTTTAATGCAGATGATGTGAAAGAAACCATGGGTATTGCTAAGGATACATTGCAGCGTTATAAGGAGCAAGCTTTGTACCTTGGAAGTAAGAAATTTAAGAAAGAAACAATTACTGAATACTTTAATCGAGTGTTTCCGTCATTGTCAAAGGATGAGTCAAAGAAGTTTGATCTAAGTAAGGTTCCTGTCTCACGTCAAGCTGAAGAAGCAATGGCTGTTCTTCATCTTCAACCCGGTGCGCGGTTTGCTGAAGGTTCATGGTGGCAGGCCTTTAACACAGTTACCTACATGGCCGATCATAAGCTCGGTCGCTCACAAGATTCTCGCCTAACTTCTTCCTGGTACGGTCTTAACCGTGCTAAGAAGGAGAAAGCTCTTGAATTAGCAATTGAATACGCTGAAGTAGCATAAGGAGATAAAAATGCAATCAGAAAAACCTGATGTAAAAATTCTAGCGGTAAGTAATGTATACTGTCGCTTAATGAATTTTAAAAAGAAGGGAGACCAAGAACTTGGTCACTATCATGGTTACGATCACGGTACACTGCTCGCTAAAGGAAGTCTTTTAGTAGAAAAAACCGATCAGGATGGTAATGTAACACTGTCGAAGGAATTCGTTGCCCCTTCCTTTATTTTTATTGCTAAAGATACGCGACATGTTCTTACAGCGTTAGAGGATGACACTATTGCAACTTGCATTCATGCTCTACGTACAATTGATGAAACAATTATTGACCCGGATTTTCTAATTGAAGAAAAAGAACTTGCGGACACCTTTGACAGTTCCTCTGAAGAAAAGCCTATTATAGGGGAAATTATGAGAGACAAAGGAATGATTTATAAACCTCTTGCAGAGTAAAGCCTTAAAGCCTATATATTGAAAGCAACGTAACAGTTGCCTTCAATTCATAGTTAGGATATAATCTTCACATGTTAAGTCTGATAACAAAACCATCGCATTCCAGAGTAGCTCAGCTACCTGGGTATCGCTTTGGCTTCTGCTCAGGCAATACATGGGAGATTGATCCAGGGGCGAGGGAACTGTAACCGGTCATACGTGACTCCAACAGAACCCTCGGAAGCGAAAGCCCCGGGGGTTTTTTAATGTTCTTTAACAATCTGCGTACCATTTTACCGACATAGCTCAGAGGTAGAGCAGCGTCTTGATAAGGCGTTGGTCGGTGGTTCAATCCCACCTGTCGGTACCATATTGAAGCGCATTGCAAGCCATTGCCCTGATCAAGGCAGCGTAGGGTGGAAGATAGTAGATAATCGGCCGATACAGCTACTGAACCGTCTAGATAGTGCAGTGTGTTTCAATATGGTAATTGGGGGTGTAGCTCAGCTGGGAGAGCAGTAGCTTTGCAAGCTAAAGGTCGTCGGTTCGATCCCGTCCATCTCCACCATTATGTCCGAGTGTAGCGCAGTCTGGTAGCGCAACTGCTTTGGGAGCAGTGGGTCGGGAGTTCGAATCTCTCCACTCGGACCAATATGCGGGTATAGCTCAGAGGTAGAGCAGTAGACTTTTAATCTATTGGTCGTAGGTTCGATCCCTACTGCCCGTACCAATTTTTTGCTCGGTTCGTCTATCGGTTTAGGACGCTAGCCTTTCACGCTGGAAAGACGGGTTCGATTCCCGTACCGAGTACCAGTTGATTATTTTTTTAAATTTGGATATAATGTACCGATGGCAGAGTGGTCAATTGCAACGGATTGCAAATCCGTAAAGTCGTCAGTTCGAATCTGACTCGGTACTCCAGATCCCCGGTCCTACACCGGTTATGAAGTAGGCGTTTAGGTAACACGTTAGAGTCCTAGGCTATTGTTATACGGCCTCCTCCCGAGCGTTTCATTCGGATAGGTAAAAGCATAACAGGGAACGGCTAGCCCCATAGGTTATCTAGCACGGACAGGGTAACAACTCAGATCAGGGCCTGTGGAAGGGTAGCTGGTCACCAATTTAGGTCTCAAGGTGTTCATGGACGCACATCAGCCTGTCACGCTGAAAGAAGGGGATCGTTACCCCTTGGGACCGCCACTTTGAGGTATAATATGAACGAACCATATCATTACGTTGTTGTAGGCGGTGGGTCAGCGGGTATGATCTGCGCCTCTTATTTAAAAACCTATTGGAAACACTCAGTTAAGGTAACTGTCGTGTATGATCACAAAAACCCAGGTATTGGTGTTGGTGAAAGCCTCACACCTGTGTTTTACGACTATCTTAATTTTGTAGGTATCACAAGAGAAGAGCTGATAAGAGAAGTAAATGCGACAGTAAAGCTAGGTCTTAAATTTAAGAACTGGATGAACGATGGTAAATATTTTTATCATAATTTTCAATGTAAATCTCCCGCTTACAATTTGCAACCCTACGAGTTTATACATGAAATCATAACTGATCAGTATAGCTTGGGTACGTCGTATTCCCCGTATATGCTGGAAACGTGTAGAATACCATCTGATCGGTATGCTACACAGTCAGTACATATTGATGCTACTCTTTTTAGTAAGTTTGTTGAGCAAAAATTTAAAAATGATATAGAAATTATTGACGGGATAATTACATCTGTTGTAGTAGATACACACGGCATTAACAAATTAATTTTAAGTGATGGTAGAGAAATAAGCGGAGATTTTTTTATAGATTCTTCGGGGTTTCAATCTCTTCTTATGAAGAATCTTGAAAATGAATGGGTAGATAAGTCGAGCTGGCTTCCTATTAATAAGTGTATACCCAACCCTCTTCCATGGGAATTTAATTATCAACCACCATACACAACATCTGAAGCTACCGAAGAAGGTTGGATCTTACAAGTGCCTCTTTCTAATAGATGGGGTACGGGGTATCTTTACTCGTCAGATTTTTTAAGTGATGAAAAAGCATTTGAAAATTTTGAAATTTTTCTAAATAAAAATTTTAATAGTTCTCTTAACAATACTAGTAAGGTTTTAAATTTTAAAAGCGGATATTGGAAAAACCAATGGGTAAAAAACTGTATATGTGTAGGGTTGTCTAGCGGCTTTGCAGAACCTTTGGAAGCAACAAACATACACCATACGATAGATCAGATTATCAGTTTTGTAGATCATCATAACGCCACCCATTTTATTAGCCCATACTCTATAAAAGAGTATAATAAAAAAATGGCAGATTTTTATTACTCGACTTATCTATACTTGCGGTTTTGTTATGATACTAATAGAACAGATTCGGAATTTTGGAAATATATTACTTCTTCTACACCTGAAGACGTAAAAGAGGTAAACCATATGTTGCAAAATGGCTTGGTGACATCTTACAACTTACCCGGTAGGATTTTTAGTTTTATAAATTTTATTATGGTAGGGTATGGGCAAGGTAAAATTAATAAAGAAGCCTGGAAAAATGAGATATATAAAAGAGGAATGCACAGACGCTGCATAAACTCGTGGCACGAATTAATTAATTACAAATGGTCAGTTGACGAAACATCACTAGATCATTTACAATACATAAAGAGCATAAAGCCCCGGTGACGGAATTGGTATACGTGTTGGTCTTAGAAGCCAAATTTTAGGAGTTCGAGTCTCCTCTGGGGCACCAATTTTAATTCCCTGATAGCTCAGTCGGTAGAGCGACGGACTGTTAATCCGCAGGTCCCAGGTTCGAGCCCTGGTCGGGGAGCCAGTTAATGGATGACGAGCAGCATTGGTGACTGCAGCGGACTGTAAATCCGCCGCCTCAGGCATACGGGGTTCGATTCCCTGGTCATCCACCATTAACGCTTCGCTAGCTCAGCTGGTAGAGCGGCGCCCTTACAAGGCGTAGGTCGGCGGTTCGAACCCGTCGCGAAGCACCAGGAGTTTTTATGATTAAAAACTTTATTATTGTAGACAACATTATAAAAGACCCGGACTTAGTTAGAAATAGTTTTTTAAAAGAAAAATATTACTGTAACGAAGAGTTTAGACTGGATGGTATAGATTATTATGATGAGAGTTTAGAAAAACCAAAGGGGTGCTGGAGAGGTTTCAGAACAGAAGATCTTACTTTAAAGTATCCTGACCGTGCTCGAAAACTATTAAACAGGATTGTATCTGATGCAATAGGTAAGAGAGTTGAAACAAAAGGGGAGATGTACGGGCACATATCTACTACCCTTATGACAGGTAAAATAAAAAAACATGAAGGGTGGCATCAAGATACAGGTAATCTCTTAGCTGGAGTTGTCTATTTGTCTGAAGCACCGGGTTACGACTCTGGTACCTGGATAAAAATTAACGGTAAAATAAGAAAAATAGAAAATCGATTTAATAGACTATTAATGTATAGAGCTGACCTTTTGCACACACCTGGTAATTTTTTCGGGGATACAGCCTGTAATTCAAGGTTAACGCTTACGTTTTTTATTAATACATTATGCATATTTAATAAGTAACTTAGGAAGCGTGGCAGAGCCCGGTTTATTGCAACGGTCTTGAAAACCGTCGATCCAGAAATGGGTCCGTGAGTTCGAATCTCACCGTTTCCACCAACAAGGAGAGGTGCCCGAGAGGCCTAAGGGAGCGGTTTGCTAAACCGTCGATTCACGAAAGTGGGTCCCAGGGTTCGAATCCCTGTCTCTCCACCAAGGAGTTAAAATGGACGATAAGGACTACTGGGGTAAAATACAAGAAGAAGATCTTTGGGTAATTGATAAGTTAGTCCTAGCCAAGAAGTTAGGGTACATATGTGGTCCTGCCGGTGTACCACCGCCTTTCAAAAATACCTATGTGGTAAGACCTTGTGTTAATTTTAAAATGATGAGTCGCGGGGCATACTTTACAGAACTTTCGCCTACTGAATATGATATACCCGACGGTACCTTTTGGTGTGAGAAGTTTGTAGGTAGACATTTAAGTTTTGATTATCATTACGGGCAACAGGTTCTATCCGTTGAAGGATTTAGAAATGATAGGCAGCGTTTAGATAGATTTTCTAAATGGCAGAAAGTAACCGATCAGTTTGAATTGCCTTCTCTTTTAAAGCCTTTATCATTGAGGTATGAATGGTTAAATGTAGAAGTAATCGGGGATAAAGTTATCGAAGTGCATTTTCGTTACAACGACGATTTTGCAAATCACAATTCTGATGTTATAATACCTGTATGGAAAGATGAGTTCTATACAAGTGAATGTGGAGATAGATTAGGTTTCATAATTAACCCCCGTTAGCTCATGGAGAGCAGGTCGGCTTATAACCGATTAATCTAGATAAGGTCCAGGATGAGGTTCGATTCCTCAACGGGGGACCAGATAATCTGCCCGTAGCTCAGTTGGATTAGAGCAACAGCCTTCTAAGCTGTGGGTCGGGGGTTCGAATCCCTCCGGGCAGGCCACTAAATAGATGTCTCGCTGGTGTAATGGCAGCATAGCGGTCTCCAAAACCGTTGGTTGGGGTTCGAGTCCCTAGCGGGGCGCCAAGTTATTGCGGGTAGACAGGTGAAGGGGCCACCAGCAGCCTTCCAAGCTGAAGATCGCGGAGTTCGACTCTCCCTACCCGCTCCATTTTGAGGTAATCATGCGTAAACCATTAGATATAGAAGAAGTTAAAAAATTTATTTCTGAGCAAAGTGAATCAACCAAGATTTACATTGGAGCTGATTCCGAACGCTACAAAAAGGGTAAAGTATGGTACGCAGATTACACATTGGCGATTGTCATTCACATTGACGGTCGTCACGGCTGTAAAATTTTTGGTGAAGTGCAAACAGAAATCGATTACGACAGGAAAGCTTCCAGACCCTCAACTCGTCTAATGAACGAGGTGTACAAGGTTGCCGAGCTATTCCAGCGTATTGAAGACTGCATTGGTAACCGTGAAGTACAAATACATCTTGATATCAATCCTAATGAGCGATATAATTCTAATATTGTGATTCAGCAAGCAGTAGGGTACATCAGAGGCACATGTAACGTAATTCCAATGGTTAAGCCTAAAGCGTTTGCAGCAAGTTACGCTGCAGATAGACTGAAGGAAGTTTTAGCAGCATAAAGCCGGATTAGCTCAGTGGTAGAGCAACCGCCTTGTAAGCGGTAGGTCGTCAGTTCGATCCCGACATCCGGCACCAATATGCCCGAGTGGTGAAATGGTATACACAGGAGACTTAAAATCTCCCGTCGAAAGACATGCCGGTTCGAGTCCGGCCTCGGGCACCAAAAAATAAAGCACCTCAGGGTGCTTTTCTTTTATAGATATAAATAAACAAATCATCTATAATAGATCATGTTTAT